ACCAATTTTAGATAGAATCAAAGATCCCGTACAAAGGGATTTGTTTAAAATTACTCAGTTAGGAGATAAATGATGGAAGATGAAAGTAGAAGCAAAATCGAGGATATGATCGATAAAGCATATGCGGCAGATTATAATGCTGCTAATGATATCATGAATAGTTTGCTTCAGCAGAAACAAGCTGACGCTCTTGATCAAGCTAAAATCTCTATGGCAAATCAAGTATATAATGGAATCACTGACGAACCTGAAGAAGGTGATGAAGATTTTGATATGGAACTTTCAGACGAAGAAGCTGAAGACGAGGAAGATGAAGAAGAATGATAGACTACCCCATTTCATATGCGGTGTCAGACTATTTTACCAACTATATTATGTACAATGATGATATAGATTTAAATCATCGTCTTCACAGAAATTTGGTTCAATATTGTAGTCCTTTTCATGTAAATTGGCTGTTGGGTCACTTTGATAAGGTTATCAATATTATGTTGAAAGATGACGTCAAATCAGTTATGGACTTCGGATGTGGTATGGGAGGATTTGCATGGCTAGGTAAAGACGTGTTTGATGAGATCATATCCGTTGATCACACTGATGTCTTCGAGCCTCTAATGGTATCTTTTGAAACAAAATTGGACTTTAAATGTGATAGAATTGAAGATCCTAATTTTAAAATAAAGGGATGGGAAAGAAAAACAAAAGTCGATGCTATGGCATTGATAAGATTCTTTCCGTTAGAGGCAGCTAAAGATAGAGAGGTAGTAAGAGATTACATAGCAAAACTAAAACACTATGCGAATACTATCTACGTTCACAGTATAGACAATAGATCTAGCAGACACTTGGACAAAATGGGATATCGTATAAACAAATACATGTGGAAAATTTAAAAATTCAATTTGTATAAATAAAGTAGATTTTTATAAAAGGCACAAAATGAAGACTTTTAAAGAATTAAGAGAAGGCAAAACGCCACCCGGTGAACAGGCTCATAAAGAGAAGTTTCAAGGGGTTGACATTGCAATATACAAACAAGGTAATTCGTTTGTAGCATATGTTGATGGTGATAAGTACGATACATTTGCCAATAAGAATCAGGCAGTTAAAGCCTCACAAAGAATTATTAAACAGCTAAAGGCTAAGAAATGAAACTCATTGCAGAATACGTCGAAAACGACCTAGAGGTCATTATTGAAGCCAAAGAAGGCGGTGGCAAGAATTATGTCATCGAAGGCGTATTTGCCCAGGCTGAACAAAAAAATAGAAATGGTCGCGTATATCCAAAGGCTATTATGGAGTCAGCGGTAAACAAATATGTGACAGATCAAGTTTCCAAAGACAGAGCGGTTGGTGAATTAAATCATCCAGATGGACCTACTGTCAATTTGGATAAAGTATCCCATAAGATTACAGATCTCACTTTCGAGGGAAATAATGTTATGGGTAAGGCACAAATCTTAGATACTCCTAATGGAAAGATCGTAAAAGGTCTACTTGACGGCGGCGTAAGATTAGGTGTCTCAACTCGTGGTATGGGTAGCCTCGAGAATAGAAATGGTGCTATGTACGTCAAAGACGATTTTATTCTTAACACGGTAGACATCGTGCAAGATCCATCGGCTCCTGGAGCTTTTGTTAATGGGATTATGGAAGGCGTTGACTGGATCTGGAATAACGGCATCATTGAACCTCGGGCAATTGAAAAGATGGAGACTGAAATTAAAAAGGCTCCACGTGCAGATCTCTATGAGACTCAGGTGCGTGAGTTTAAGAATTTCCTCTCGTTGCTAAAATCTTAAAATAGGAGTCAAACATGACTGATCAAGTTGAACAGGATGTTGAGCTCGATGAAGTAATCGACGAGAATGAAATCGTTGAAGCTCAAGCTCACGATCCTAAAAACGCTGAGGCTCAGTCCATAGCATCTGTTGATAAAGCAGATGATTCTGTGGGTAAAGCTGCTCCTCCAGCACTTGGCACTGCAAAAAATGCTACTAAGCAGGATCCAATGCCAAAAACAAAAGCTGCTCTTATGGCTGGCATGATGGCAAAATTGCAAGGCATGAATAAGCAGCAACTTCAAGCTATGTACAAAGCAGAAGGCTTTGAAAGCGACGAAGACGAAGCAGCTATTGTTGAGTCTGAGCACGATTTCTCAGAAGACCTAAATGCTCTCGTAGAATCTGAAGCAACTCTTTCTGATGAGTTCAAAGGCAAAGCAGCTATCATTTTTGAAGCAGCTATTACCTCAAAAGTCTCTGAAGAAGTAGATCGCTTAGAAGAAAGCTATCGAGAAGAATTAGCTGAAGAGATTGCACGTACAAAGGAAGATCTCGTTGACAAAGTCGACGGATACCTAAACTACGTTGTTGAGAATTGGATGGAAGAGAACAAGCTGGCTATCCAGTCTGGTCTCCGCACGGAAATCGCTGAAGGTTTCATGGGCAAGTTGAAAGACTTGTTCACTGAGTCTTATATCGAAGTTCCAGAGTCCAAAGTCGACCTAGTTGACGGCCTCGCCGAACAAGTTGAAGAACTTGAAGGCAAGCTCAATGAGCAAACTGGTAAGTTTATCGAAATGTCTGAAGAGCTCGATCTCTATAAGAGATATGAAGTAATTCGCGAAGCATCTCGTGGTCTTGCCCAAACCGAAGTCGAGAAACTCACCTCACTCGTAAAAGATATTGAATTCGTAGACGAAGATGCCTTTGCTGAAAAGGTAGCGATCGTTAAAGAGTCATACTTCAAGAAAGAGAAGAGCGCAACATCGATTATCGAATCTGAAGAGACTGATGAGGAGACTCAAGAAGTTTCTGATACAATGGCATTATATTTGAATGCCATCAGACAAGCTTCCAAGTAATTAGGAGAAATAAAAATGGAATCTTACGATCGTTTGGTCGAAAAATGGGCCCCAGTCCTCAATGAAGAGACTGCTGGCTCTATCACAGACCGTCACCGCAAGGCAGTTACAGCTGTAGTTCTTGAGAACACAGAAAAAGCTCTTCGTGAAGAGCGCACACAAGCTAACTTCCTTTCAGAGCAAACACCACCTGGCAACGCGACATCAGCTGTTAGCAACTATGATCCAGTATTGATCTCGCTCGTACGCCGTGCACTTCCAAACATGATGGCATATGACCTCTGCGGCGTTCAGCCAATGACTGGTCCAACAGGCCTCATCTTTGCTATGAAGTCACGTTACGGTGGTGGTAACACTAACAACCGTGAGGCTCTCTTCAACGAAGCAGAGACCACATTCTCTGGTGATAGCTCCGCTACACACGACTCTGACAACCCATCAGGCTTGAACGTTACCAACCTCGACTCTGACTCGACGGCTGACGACGCTCGTTCTACAAGCATCTTTGCTGGTGGTATGTCTACAGCTAACGCAGAAGCTCTTGGTTCTTCAGCTACAGCTGCTTTCCGCGAAATGGGCTTCACAATCGAGAAAGCTACAGTAACAGCTAAATCTCGTGCGCTCAAAGCTGAGTACTCCTTGGAACTGGCTCAAGACCTCAAGGCAATCCACGGCCTTGACGCTGAGACAGAGCTTGCAAACATTTTGTCAACTGAAATCCTTGCGGAAATCAACCGTGAAGTTATCAGGACAATCAACACGCAAGCCAAGACCGGTGCTCTTCAAACAAATACAGCTGTTAATGGTATCTTCAACGTACAAACAGACGCTGATGGCCGTTGGTCAGTTGAGAAGTTCAAAGGTCTGATTCTTCAGATCGAGCGTGAGTCAAACGTAATTGCTAAAGAAACACGTCGCGGTAAAGGCAACTTCATCATCTGTTCTTCAGATGTTGCTTCTGCTCTTGCTTCTTCCGGCATGCTCGATTATGCTCCTGCTATGTCCACAAACTTGAACGTAGACGACACAGGCAACACCTTCGCTGGTACGCTTAATGGTCGCGTAAAAGTTTACATCGACCCATATGCAAATGTTGATTACATCAACGTTGGCTACAAGGGCACAAACCCATACGACGCTGGCGTATTCTACTGCCCATACGTACCATTAACAATGGTTCGTGCAGTTGGGGAAGACACCTTCCAGCCAAAGATCGGCTTCAAGACACGCTACGGCATGGTCTCGAATCCTTTCGTTGGTGACACACCAGCCGATGGTCTTGCTACAGTTAAGACCAACCAATATTATCGAATCTTCCGTGTTGACGACATCCTCGGCAGCTAATAGATTCACATATAAAAAAAGGCAGGATCTTCGGATCCTGCCAACTTTAAGAGCAGCTTCGGCTGCTCTTTTTTTATATAAGTTCAAATGTAGAGAATGAAAATGAAACAGGCATGACGATATATTGTATATCACCAGTAGATGAAGTAAACTGAATACCTCCAAGCGATGTAGGAAAAGCATCCTTATACCTAATTCGTCTATTAGCATTATTTTGGCTAGTAAGGATAGATAATGTCATATCATAGCTAAGTTTAAAATCAGGAGTTCTATTATTAGCTAATTCTGGTTGAACATTATATGAAAGCATACTGGTCATCCAATTATATATTTCTTCATATACTTTCATTTCCTCGTCAATAATAACGTCGATATTTAACTCACTAAATGTAGCGGTATTACCTGGTTCAGCAACAATTGTTCTTCTAAATGGCACATCTACTGCAGGTATTGATATAGTAGGATGCTGCACTGTTTGCGCGAAAAATTCTATATTTTTAAATCTCTGTCTATCAATTACTACTTTATAGCCGTTTGGCTGCAGATAGTTTGCATTAGCGACTGTCGATGTAGCAGTTAATTCTGTAATAGTAGGCGTTACGGCCATATGAATCTCCTAGATCTTTTGTCTATTTATATGAAAAAAAAGTGAAAAAAAGTGAAAAAAAATGCATTTAGGGGGTTTACAAACAGTTTGAAAAGTACTATATTAGTAGGGTAAACAAATTAAAGGAATCTTATAGATGACATGCACCTATTACATAATCGATTCTGTCCATGAAAATGCTGATGGCGGTTATGAGCGTGTAGAAACAACACGTAACACACCAGAAGGTCTAGAATTTGTCCTTGATCGTCTTAATAATGATCCGACATGTGTTACAGTTGGTGTTTTAGAAAGAACGTATGATCTATAAAAAAAAGTGAAAAAAAGTGCATTTTTTTTCATTTTAGGGGTTTACAAACAGTTTGAAAAGCCCTATATTAGTAAGGTAAACAGGAGAAAAACTAATGAGCAAATTTACCGTTGAAGAGCTTAAAGCTAAAATCAAACTTCAAGCTAAGCATAAAGCAGAGCGTGAAGCATTTTATGCTGAGCATAATGCTGAAGTTGTTAGTGATTTAGGTTATACTCGCGGTCAGCTTCAAGAGGCTTTCAATTTTCTTAAAAAAGGTATGTCAGATTGGAAAGATCCAATTGCTAAAGTTATTGCTAAAGACGAACTTGATATCATGCGTGAAGCATGTGCATTTTTCACAGGTAGTTTTTTAGAAGTACATGCTGTGAGAGTAGGTTCTGGTCGTCTTACTGTATATGCTGAAGGCTATTACAATGCAATGGTTGATCCTGATATGGATTATGACGACGATTGCGCTTACTAAGGAGATAGATATGTCTAAATCTGATTTATTCGGTGGATTTATGCTCCTATTCTTCGGTTTAGGATTCATAAATATATTTGGTGCTCAATACACATGGTGGGCTCTTATGAAATATTTGGCGACATAGTATGGAAATAATTAGAGACGTTTTGTCTCCAGAATTGATAGAACATTGTAGCAAGGCCATGGATCTTATGGAAGGTAAGCCGCTTTGGAGACCTGCCACAAGAGTAGAGCCTGAATACCTTTATACTAATGTGATTGGTGAGGTCTTAGTTACAGATCCATCTAAAAACCATGTTAATTTAAATACCGATAAATATTCTGATATAAATGATAGAGTGATCGATGAACTACGACCACTTGTTCCTGATTTTTCTACTGTTAGATTTTCGCTTCAAATGTGGTGTAAATGTTCTGGTGTAACGTTCCATAATGATGGAAATTACGCATGGGCCGGAACTATATACTTAAACGAAGATTGGCATAGAGATATGGGCGGTCTTTTAGTATGGGAAATTGGCAAAAATAATTACAGATCTATAGCACCAGAATATAACACTTTGGTTTTAAATACAGAAAGACAGCAACACACTGTTACTCCTGTATCGCATGATGTCAAAGATTATAGAAAAACTATACAGATGTTTGCTAATCTGCCTGAAAATTAAGGAGAATAATATGGTTATATTGCAACCAGAAGAACTAGCTCAATTGTATTATAATGACGATTTAGCAACGTTTAAAGCTCGTGCACGCGAATATTTTAATAGCGACGAGGTTGCTGTAGAGCTAGCTCTTATCGAATGGGGTGATATCCAACGAGATCTAGAGGAATATTATTCAGAATGAATTTAGACATGATTAATGAGATGTGGAAGGAAGATTGCAAAATTCCTACACTTTCATTAGACGAAGTATCTCGTCAAACACCAGCTCTCCATGCAAAATACCTAGAACTACGTGGTGTAGCTAAACTGCAGCTAAAGAAAGCGCAAGCAGATCAAAAAGTCTTACTCAAAGACAAATGGCTATATTACAATGGTAAGATGGATCAAGATGAGATCCAGAAGCGTGGATGGGATTTTGATCCATTCGATGGATTAAAAGTCCTGAAAGGCGATATGGATTATTATTACGAGTCAGATGAGGATATACGTAAATCACAAGCCAAAATTGAATACTATGAGATAATGGTCGAGACGCTAGAAGATATCGTTTCCAATATCAACTGGCGTCATCAGACCATTGGTAATATGATTCGTTGGCGTATGTTTGAAGCTGGTAGTTAATCGTCGGGATTATAAAAAATAGTTCCGATTGGTCTAACACCTATATTATTAGTATCAAAATCTGCAGGTTTAGTAGCAGCTGCATCGAATGCATATGTTTTTTCATAGTACCTAGATCTAAATTCTGTATTCATATAATAATCGGAATCATCAGAAATATAATTTAACAATCTTTGAACGCCAAGATCGTGAATGCTTCTCATTTGATTGAACGATCCTTCGCTGTCAAAGTAAAACGATCGGCTGTAAGTTTGCTGATCCACATCAAATGTTTCTTCTGTGGCTATACATTGCCTTTCCATGTTGCTATCGAAACCGTCGCAAGATCTATACCAAGTAAGCCAATCGTATGGTGGATTTTCTGTAGGTAAAAATGGGGTTGTTGCATATTCTTGTCTAAATTCTTCTGCGGTCTCACATGAATCGTATCCAAAAATATCATAGTTTGCAAAGCAATTTACAGTAAATTTGAAGGCCATAATCATCTCCGTTAGGGGTGTTTCACTATTTATATATACATAGTCTTAAAGATTATGGATATGATATGGATACCCTAAAAGTTAAAAAGAAAAATAATAGTCAGCTTATCGTAGGATGTGATTACGGTATAGCAAATGAGCTAAGTGATTTTTTTAGCTTTTTTGTACCAGGCTATAAATTCATGCCGGCCTATAAGAATCGAGTATGGGATGGCAAGATTAGATTGTTTAATGTACAGTCACACGAATTACCTGTTGGTCTGTTTCCATTCCTTGAGGAATTTTGTAAACCTCGTGACTATAAGATCGAACTAGAACACGATGCTTATTATGGATGGCCAAATAGTACAAATGATATAGATCCAAAGGGTATGTTCGATTACGTTAAAAATCTTAAAATACCAAATATCACTATACGAGATTATCAGTTCGATGCGTTATGCGAAGCAGTACATCGTAAACGTGGTGTGCTGATATCTCCAACTGGATCAGGCAAGTCTCTTATTATATACACTACCACTAGATATTATCTTGATCATCTAGGTAATAAAAAGGCTTTAATTATAGTTCCAACAACATCTCTTGTCGAACAGATGTATAACGATTTCAAAGATTATGGTTGGGATGTAGAAAAACACTGTCATCGAATATATTCTGGTCGCGAAAAAATAACCGATGCTGAAGTTGTCATATCTACATGGCAATCCATATATAAACTTCCTGGTACATGGTTTGAGAAGTTTGGATGTGTTATAGGTGATGAATGTCATGGATTTAAATCTAAATCATTAACCTCTATCATGAATAAGTGTCGTGAGGCCGAATATAGATTTGGAACCACGGGCACGCTCGATGGCACGCAGACGCACGAGCTCGTATTACAGGGCCTTTTTGGTAAGATATATAATGTTACTAGCACAAAAAAATTACAGGAAAATGATACACTTGCCCAATTGGATATTAAAATAGCTCTTCTTAAATATCCTGAAGAAATACGAAAAAATTGGGGCAAGAGAGATTATCAGGATGAAATTGATTATCTTGTAACACATGAAGGTCGAAATAATTTTCTTGTTGATCTATCTTTAGGACTGGATGGTAATACCCTTCTGATCTTCCAGTTCGTAGAAAAGCACGGTAAAGTATTATTTGACCTAATTAAAGATCAGGCACATTCGAAGAGAAAAGTATTTTTTATTGCTGGTGAAACAGAGACTTCAGATAGAGAGGCTATCCGAGCAATTGTTGAAAAACAAAAAAATGCAATTATTGTGGCGTCATTCGGTACATTTAGTACTGGTATTAATATCCGCAATCTGCATAATATTATTTTTGCTAGCCCTTCTAAATCCCAAATCCGAGTCTTACAATCGATCGGTAGGACGCTTCGGAAGTCTGATGATGGAAAGGCAGCAACTTTATTTGACGTCGCAGATGATCTTCATTGGAAACGACGCAAGAATTTTGCGCTCCAACATTCGGCTGAACGTATAAAGATATATAGTAAGGAAGGGTTCAAATACAACATATACGAGGTAGACATCTCATGAACATGAAACAATTTGTACTCAGTAACGGAGAAGAAGTTATAGCAGAGTTAATCTCATGGCCTGATCCAGAGCAAGATGAAGATTATTCTGCGATAATTAAAAATCCTGCTCAAATTCTTATGACTGATGAAGCTTTAGACGAAGGTATTCGATACTATGTTTTCAGACCATTTGTAACTATGCAAGAAATTGAATGTTTAATTACTCTTAGTGTCGGACATGTAGTATCAATGGCTATTCCTAATGAAAAGTTAGTTGAGCAGTACAAGCATTTTATTACTGCCCAGAAAATGGTAGAAACTGAAGAGCGGCTAGCCAATGCAGAATCAGGTTCAAGTAATATTATAAAATTTGATAAGATACTACACTAGGGTATCTACCCCTCTCCGGCGATTGACATCTTATTCTATCATTTTATTTAAATTTTGTAAACCCCATTTTTTAGGTTTACTCAAAAAAATATATTTGGTATAATAGATCTATATGTTAAAGGATGTATTTTTATGATGATTAAAGAAAAACCACACTACGTTAATAATGCCAATTTTTCATCGGCAGTGGTTGAATATGTTCAGTCTTTAAACGAAGCCAAAGACAAAAATCAAACGCTTCCAAAAGTACCAAATTATATTGCAGAGTGCTTTATGAAGATAGCCGAAGGTTTGTCTCACAAATCCAATTTTATTCGCTATACATATCGCGAAGAAATGGTAATGGATGCAGTTGAAAATTGTCTGAAAGCTATCGAGAACTATAACATTGAAGCCGCTACTCGAACTGGTAAACCGAACGCGTTTGCATACTTCACACAGATTACGTGGTATGCGTTCTTACGTCGGATTGCCAAAGAAAAGAAGCAACAAGATATTAAAGTTAAATATATGATGCAATCACCTATCACTGAACTTACTGATGGTGAGCTCGATGAAACTGCATCGATCGTCATACAAAGCTACGTTGATCAATTGAAAGTACGTATCGATCAAGTTAAAGAACGTGATGCTGCAATTAAAGAGTTTGCGAAAAAAGATAGGAAAACTAAGCGTATCAAATTAGCTGATTCAAATTTAAAGGAATTTTTTGAATGAAAATAGCTATATTGAACGATACGCACTGCGGTATACGAAATGCTGCAGATATCTTTCTTGATAATGCAGGCAAATTCTATTCAGAAGTTTTCTTTCCATATCTGTTAGAAAACGATATCAAACAGATCATTCACCTTGGAGATTATTACGATCATCGTAAATTTATAAATTTCAAGGCACTTAATCATAATCGCAAAGTATTCTTGAGCAGATTAAGGGACCATGGTATTTCCATGGATATCATACCTGGTAATCATGACACTTATTACAAGAATACCAATGAACTAAATGCTTTGAAAGAGCTGCAAGGCCATTACATGAACGAGGTCCATATTATTATGGAACCAACTGTAATGGAATATGGATCTACTAAGATCGGCATGCTCCCATGGATTAATAACGAAAACTATGAAGAATCTATGGAATTTGTTCATAGCTGTAAAGCAGACATACTCGGAGCACATTTAGAACTTGATGGCTTTGATATGATGAAAGGTCTGAAAGCACACGACGGCATGGATCCGGCACCATTCAAACGATTTGAAATGGTATTATCTGGTCACTATCATACTAAGTCTACTCAAGATAATATACACTATCTTGGTACACAGTTTGAATTTTATTGGTCTGATGCACATGATAAGAAATATTTTCATGTGCTAGATACTGATACGCGTGAGCTAACCGCAATACATAATCCAAACACCTTATTCCATCGGATCGTGTATGACGACGATCGTCATAATTATTCTACCATGGACGTATCAAATTTGGACAATAAATTTGTAAAAATTGTGGTGGTAAACAAAAAAGATCTATTTACATTTGATCGATTTGTTGATAGAATACAACAACGTCCAATACATGAACTTAAGATATCTGAAAACTTCGACGAGTTTATGGGCAATGCTGTACAAGATGAAGGTATATCCGTTGAAGATACCACTGAACTTCTAGACAGCTACGTAGATGGAGTAGATACCGATCTCGATAAAGATCGTATTAAAAAAGAAATGAGAAATCTGCTTATTGAAGCACAAACATTGGAGATAGCATAATGGGTAAACCTGCAGGAATGAATCCACTAGCAACTGCATATGTTGATGATGAAAACGGTTATATGGTATATGAAGTACCACTAGAAGGCGTATTAAGAGCTGCTAGTAAAACTACTACAGAACGAGATGCTATTACTGCGGTTAATGGTATGATGATCTATAACTCAACTGTGCATAAATTTCAAGGATATGCCAACGGTGCTTGGGTTGATCTCGGATAAACTTCCGATACACGAATCTATCAAGCAAGAAATAATGGATGCTGCTTATAGCTTAAAAAGTTATAATCGATATCCAGCATCTATCTGTGACATTATAGATGATGAGATCAATATTGGTTGGCAGTTTCCAGATCTTAATACTGAGGTCTATCGGTTGTTTACAAAACACTTCGATTATAGTATAATAGGACTTCATCATTGGATAAACAAATATCCACCTGGTGGATTCCAAGAACCTCATATTCATAAAAGAGGAAATGATAAAATTATTGCCTTCGTATATTTTGTAAATATACCAGATAACAGTGGAAATCTAATAATCAATAATCACAACTGTGACATGACTGAAGGTACGGTATGCTTTTTTGACGGAAACCTAGAACATGAAGTGACAGAAAATAAATCCTCTCATGATCGTATAACTATTGCCGGCAATATAGTGGTGAAATTATGATAACTTTTAAAATGGTTCGGTGGAAGAATTTTCTATCTACCGGAAATTCGTGGACTGAAATAAACCTATGT